TGGATATGATATAATGACCTTTAATGGACCATTACCAAATTGTCTCAATCCAAAATTTATACCAACAATATATGAAGGTTCACAATATGACTATCGTAAATCATATCACTATTTTAATAAAACATGGGGTTGTGATTATTCGGTTTTCAATAGTAACGACTATGACCAAATTGTTGAATACAAGTCTGTTTATGATATCGTAAATGAGAGAAATAAAAATAATAACTATGAATGGTTTTATATTATTGAACCTCATAGTGGGTTAGATCTATTCTTCGGTCATCATAAAGTACATAATGAATTTTTATTAGAAAACATTTCTGAAATATCTTTAAATGAAATTAAAAATTATAATGGTAATATTTTAATAAATTATGTGGTTGATGGGGGTTTAGGTATTAATGAATCTAATTTAAAAATGATAGTTAATTTTACAAGAAAAAATGGAATACCTGATAAAAAAGTATTTTTTATTTTTGCAGATTTTAAACTTAAAGAAAATTTTAAAAAATTAGATGTAAATTATAAAGTGTTAGATTTTAATTTTTATTTACATTTTAAATCTTCTGAATTTAATAAATTAATTGATAATCAAACAAATACCGTGGTAATGCCAATTGATTATGAGGAAAATATAAATTCAAATAAGAAAGATTTTTTATTATTAACAAGACATTGGAAGCAACATAGAATATTTTTATTAAATCAATTACATAGATTAGGATTAGAAAACAATTTAGTGTCTTGGGAAAAAAGTTATTATAATGAAAACATGATAAATGAATTACTCAAATACGATAAAAATGATGAGTTTGTTAAACTTGTTAAAGAAACATCAAAACATATTGACGTTGAGGATTTGGTAAATGTAAGTGGGTATGGATATGAAAACAAAGAAATGTATTTAAACACTTATATCAGTATTGTAACAGAATCAATATTTTTTCAAACAGATACTGATTACCCAACGGGATTTTTATCTGAGAAAATTTGGAAACCTATTGGTCATTGCCAACCATTTATTTTAGCCGGACCATCTAGATCTTTAAAACACATTAGAGAAAGATATGGTTTTAAAACATTCCATCCTTATATTGACGAGACATACGACGATATCGATGATGATATGGAAAGATTAAAATCTATACAAAAGGAAGTTGGTCGATTTAGTAAAAAAACAAAAGAAGAAAAAGTTCAATTTTTAAATGATGTTAAAGAAATATGTTTTTTTAATCAAAATAAATTTTTAGAGTTTGATAAGAATTACAGAAATTCGTTAGATAAAAATAATGAACTTAAATTAGTTCATTCGTTTTTAACAACGTCGTCTCTAATCTAGATTTTATAAAATCAATTGCAATTTCAGAAAATTTCTTATATCCAAAATAACCAGGGTGAGTATCTTCAGTATAATCATGTGTTTCATCTTTAATTGTCAATTTGTGTTTATGACAAAAATGACTTGTGGTATATACGTCATCTTCAATTATTAGTTGATGCTTTAAATCTAAATCCACATAAACTTCATCAAATGGATTTTTTAATTTAGTATTATCAAACATATAATAATATTGAATTCCTAATTTATCTAAAAAAGTAAATAACCCAACCAAGTCACCTTGAAATCTATTAGAATAAACAATCGGGTCATGAAAGTTATCAATATATTTTAAAACATCACTTTCTATTTTACCTTTAAAAAAATTATCGGAATATGGATTATCATTTGGTGAGTAAGAATAAACAACAGATAAATCACTTAATCTACCATCACTATAATCATCATATCTAACATTCACAATTATATAGTCATTAATTTCCTTACAAAACATATCAACACGATGAATTGGGTCGGTTATCTCAAATAGGAATAATGTTTTTTTCGCATTTTCAATTCCGACTTTTTGTATATATTCATAAGTTCTTCTAATTAATCTTGGTGCGCCGGACCCGCATTGTGCATCGTGTACTAATTTACATCCAAAATAGTCAGAGATATATTTTGCATATGTTACGTCCTTTTCATTATCCCACTCAACTCCATGTGAATTTTTATATATTTCTTTAACATCAATATTATATAAACCACCTCCCGCACTTAATGAGGAACCGTTACAGTAAATTGTGTGAATGTTTTTTAATTTCATTTAATAAATCTTTTGATAATTGTAGATGTCCTTTTTCGGATAAATGTAAATCATCTACTTTGTTATTTGTTTCTTCTAAAATTCTCATATAATTTCTATATGGTATAAAATTTTTAAAACATTCTTTTTTATGATTAATATGACTAAAGTGTTTGAATCTTAACCCAATTTTGTTTGATTCTTCTAATTTAGTTTTATTATTATCATCTGCATTTATGATTACCACTTTTAAACCTTTACTAACATCTTCTTTTATTTTTAAAACGTCAATATCGGTATTATAATCATATATAACATCACTATTTTTTCTAATTAAGTCTTTCAAATCCTCATCGGAGGCACCCCATCTTGAGAAATAAATCGCCAATCTATCATCCTCTAACATTTCTTCGGACCAAATCCTATCAGGATATTTTGTATCATTTTCCACCCAAGTCCAAAAATAAACATTCTCAGTTAGTAAAAGATCTTTAATTATTTTAATAAAATTATTTATTTCTTTCCACCATATATTATATGTCATTTTATTTAATGCAATTTGATTAGTGGTATTTTTATCTACGTCGTCGTTTTGTTTTGGGTGAGGACTAAACGGCATAATGTCAACAAAATCATTCACTTCATTTGCAATTCTAAATCTACTTTCAGTTGTCCACCCAAACACTACGATATCGTTTTTTTGAATCTCATTATATTTTTCTAAAAATGTGTCCATTATTGTATAGTTAGAACAACCACCTTTACCATAATTGATAACATCAATATCTAATTCAGAAGATAATACGTCCGCAAAGTTTTTAGGTGTATATCCTAATAGATTACTATATTCAACTGACCACTGACTTCTAGCAATGTTATGAGATTCAAAAGATTGTGTATGTGAATCACCAAATACAAATAATTTTGGTTTTAATTTATCTGTGAGTATTTTTATAATTCTTTCAGCATATAATTTATGGCCATAATAACCAGGATGTAAATCATCGGTATACCCCTTTAAATCGTGCGATACAGTTAAACCATTAAATCCTGAAAATTGATTTATACAACTATACCCATCAAACTTTAAATCTCTATATTCTAATTTATCGTAATATTTTTGAAATGGAGTTTGGAGTGTATTGTTATCAAACATATAAAAATATTCAATATCATTAGCATCCAAAAATGAAAATAAACCGGCAAGTTCTCCTACAAATTTTTTAGTATATGTAACAGGGTTATGATATTTTTCTAAATAGATTTTTACTTCGTTTTCAATCTCACCCTCAAAAAATTTATGATCATAATAAATTCCATCTTCAGTTGTTGTTTCTTGTATTTGAATTGATGATATTTTACCTTCATTATCCCATTCATTATCATATCTAACATTGACAATAACGTAGTCATTTATTTTTTCACAATAAAAATCAATACGATGTACCGGATCTGTTATTTCAAATAAGAATAATGTTTTTCTTGCATTCTCAATTCCAACTTTTTGAATATGGTTATATGTCATTCTTATTAAACGAGGAGCACCTCCACCTGATTGTGCTTCATGTATCAATTTTGTACTAAAATGATCCGCAATATATTTTGGATATGTCACATTCTTTTCATCTCCAATATCAATATTAAGTAATCTTTTATATTCCGTTTTGTTCATTGGTACGTTCATACCCCCACCCGCAGTTAGGGAAGACCCATTTACATAAATTGTATTAAATTTCCACCATTTCATAGTAGTTTAAATATAACTTAAATATTTATAAGAAACAAGTTTTGTGAGAATAATCATATCAGAAGGTCAATTAAAGAAATTAAAAAAATCCATTAAGAAGGTAAAATGTGATAAATGTGGTTGGGAGTGGGATTTATCTGACGGAGGAAATGATCCTTATACCTGTCATAAATGCGGTCACGTTAACAAAGAACAAGAGGTTGATGAAAGAAGTAGAAGTTTTGCATTTACAAGAAAAAAAAGGTTATTTAGTAAACCGGAAAGAATGTCCAATCCTTTGAGGTATAAAGAAAGTGATAGACTTGAGGAATATAGACCACTTACAGATAAACAAGTTAAAAGTATTGAAGATCTTAATAAGGATGCCAAATTCCTAACTTGTAAGAACTGTAGAAAGAAATTTACCCAAACAACACACAAAAACAAGAAATCGTTACCTATATGTCCTTATTGTGGGACATATAACAAATAGTATAATTAAAATTAAATTATACAAATATTTTAAATATTTTTTTGGATATTCCAATAATATCTATATCTTTGTAGTCTAAATTAAAAAACTATGAAAAAAGTATTATTGTTAGTATTAGTTACCCTATCGACGTTATGTGGATATTCCCAAGACACAAAACAGTTAATTAAAAGCACTTTTAATGGTGAACTTAAGAATGATCAATTTTGTAAAAATGGTTATTATTTTATTACTGTTGATACGGTATTAAAGAAGAATATAATTGAAAACGGTCAATTGGTGTCTACTTTTGACTATAACGAATACAATAAAAAAAGTGACGTAACTTATAATGTTAATGAAATAATGAAATATTTTGGGTTCAATGAATATTATAACTTAAAAGAATTTAAAAATATCCAAACAACAATATTTGGTTTATCAAAAATACATATAAGTGCATTATCAGATAAAAACGGATATACCTATTTAATTGATTGGTGGTTTTCTGAGGGAAATGATTATACTAAACTAAAAGGAGTTACAATTAGTAAGGTAAATAAAAAGGAGAGTTAAACTCTCCTTTTTTTATTTTTGTGGTTGTTGACCTTGTTGATTTGGTTGTTGTTTTCCTGTAATGGAATCTAATTCACGAACATAATTATAAATTTCATCTTGTTGTTCTTTTACTTTTTGTTCTCTAGCATATGACATAAGAGATTCTCTTAAGTTATTTAAAATATTAGGTTGTGCACGAGAAATTAAATCATATGCGGCCTTAATATTTTGTCCCATACCATAATATAATCGTAAAAATAATCTGGATAGTTTATCAATGTCACTTGTGTTATCATTAGAAATTTCAAATTTACTAATAACTCCTTGATTTTTATTTAATTTTTGTAAAGCCGTTTCTATTGAATCTTCGTACAATTCAACAAAAAACGATCTTTCTCCTCGTTGAAATGTTGAATCTTGAATATAATTTACAGTAAAACTTAATCCCGATTTTACATCATCCCATTTTCTTTGATAATGATCCGCATCATATTTGCTGGTAAATCTATCATCACCTGCCATATTACGATTATATTTATATGGTTTTAATCCCTCCCCATTTACTGTAATTATTTGAGTTGGGTTTAACTTACTAACAAATATGAATATTTTTTTAGATATATTTTCCAATATTTCCTTAACTATATAATCATTTTTAGTCATTTTCAATGGAGCAATTGAATAATGTTTTGTATTATCTTTTGGTGCCGGTTGATTTGTTGTTTGACCGTTAGATGGAGCCGTTTGTTCTTGGATAACCTTATTAATCATCAATCTCAATTGGGATTCCGTTAATCTTACTACTTTTTTAGACATAAATCTTTTAATATATAAATACTATCGTTTTTATAAATGTATTTATAATAAAAGAAAGTTATGTTATTAAAATTAGGATCGGAAGGAGAAGATGTAAAAAAACTGCAAATTAAGTTAGGTGTTGATCCAATAGGTAAGTTTGGTCCAAAGACCGAAGCAGCGGTAAAGGTTTGGCAATCATCAAATGGACTAACCGCCGATGGTATTGTTGGTGATGGTACTTGGGGTAAATTATTTACTGAAGGTACTGTAAGTGCACCGACAGTAATTACTGAACCGGCACCCGTTAAGAGTGTTGGTGGGTTGAAATTAGAGGGATTAAGGGGTCATATACCCGATGCTGTAATTGCACAAATTCCCGATACGGCAGCTAAATTTGAAATTAATACTCCATTAAGACTTGCACATTTCTTGGCTCAATGTGGTCATGAAAGTGGTGGATTTAGACTTACAAAAGAAAACTTAAACTATTCAGCTAAAGGTTTGAACGGAACATTTAAAAAATACTTCCCTACTTTAGACTCCGCAGTTCCTTACGAAAGAAAACCTGAAAAGATTGCGAATAAGGTTTACGGTGGAAGAATGGGTAATGGTCCTGAGTCTTCAGGAGATGGTTCTAAATTCTGTGGACGTGGTTATATCCAATTAACGGGTAAAGACAACTACACTGCGTTTGGTAAATCAATAAATGAAGATATGTCAGCTAACCCTGATAAAGTTGCTTCATCTTACGCATTATTATCTGCGGCTTGGTTCTTTAATAAGAACGGATTACATAAGATGGCAGATGGTGGTGCAAGTGATGCGGTTGTTACATCTATAACTAAAAGAGTAAATGGTGGAACAATAGGTCTTGCAGATCGTATTAAACACTTTAAAGAATACTATTCATTACTATCATAAAAAAAGGGACTTTATAGTCCCTTTTTCATTTAATATATTTCTTTAATATCCACATCCGTTTCAGGATTTAAATCTGTAAATCTTCTTGAGTCGTCATCATCATTTTCTTCATCCTTAGGATGCATTTTAGTACCCTCTAATTCAGACCATTGTCTTGCACCTATAAAGTGTCCACCAGCCAATTCATTGTCCTCATCGATCGGATAAACACAATAAAGGGAACGATTATCAACGGGACCATTTTCACCTACTACGTATGTCTCAACTAAGTATGATTTTTCTTGATCATCAATATATAATATAGTTGATGATTCGGTATAATCAGGTTCAAATTTAATTCCG